CAGCAGATATCGAGTTCGTAAGAGAAGCAGCAATGAGATGCGATTATCTGATGGCTACATTAAACCCGGATGATCCTTCTTTGACCATATACCGTGAATATATTAACTGCAGCAGGCCGATTCCAGAGTGGGCTGATGAAACTCCCATTGAGATCAGAAACGAGCTCACAGAGCCTGAAAAACCCGGCTGGGTGCATTGGTTCTTTGCATTTAAAGACAACCTGGCACTGACTCCGGAGAAGCTGCAGAAGATCATGACGAACACTCCCAGAGGCACAAAGATCTGGAAGAACAAAATAGAAGGGCTTCGAGGCAGGGCGACCGGCCTCGTTTTCAGTAATTTCGGCAAGGAGAATATTATTTCATTTCGGAATGCGGAAGAGTATAAATACCGATATTTCTCAATTGGTGTTGATACAGCGTACTCCCAGAAGTCTCCGGATACGATTGCTATGATCTTTCAAGGTATCACAATGGATGGACAGCTTATTACCCTGGATGAACTTGTGATCAACAATGCAGAGTTGAGCATGCCGGTTGCCCCGTCTGATACAGTCAGGCAAATCATACAATTTGCAGAAAAGAATCGGATTGCATGGGGCCTGGCAAAAGATATATTCATTGATTCTGCTGATCAGGCAACGATCAGTGAGTGTCAGAAGTACAAACGGGAGAATGGCTGCATTTACAATTTTGTGAATGCCTGGAAGAAGACAACTATCATTGACCGAATCAATATGCAGCTGGGATGGATAGCCAAAAGGCAATATCTGGTGGTGGAGCACTGCCAGAATCACATTGCTGAGATGAACAGCTATTCCTGGCTGGAAGATAAAGTAAACGAACCAGAAGATGGTCATGACCATACAATTAATGCCAATCAATACAGTTGGCTGCCATTCCGAGACAAGATCGGAATAGAAACGAGGTAACTATGGGTTTAATGGAGGGACTGAAGAACATGATTCAGAGTTGGCTGGAGATTACCCCGGCACAGAAGGATACGGTAATCGTTGAAGAGGCGATGGATCATCAGACAAATGTCGCCAAGAACCGGCTATGGCAGCGTGGTGATCCGTATGAACTGCAGCAGTTATATAAAAACAACAACATTCATAAAGATGATGCGATGTTCTGGGGTTCGGTTCCTTCTAAACCGATCCGAAAGATTCATACCGGTCTTCCGGGACTTATAGTTGACCGTCTTACAGACATCGTTGTTCGGGATATGAATGATGTTGAACTCGATTCGGGCGGTGAAGGAAAAATGAACCGAAAAGAAGAATGGGAAGCAATCGCTGATGAGAGTGAAAATAATTTTAGTGACATGATCAAAACAGCTATCTCAGAAACACTTGTTACCGGAGATGGCGCATTCAAAATTTCTTTCGACACTTCATTAACGGACCAGCCGATTATCGAGTTTTATCCGGCCGATCGAGTGGAATTCGATTACAAGAGGAAAAGGCTGCGAGAGATTGTTTTCAAAACGATCCTCAAAGACAAAGATAAGAGAAAATACACTCTTCTAGAACATTATGGCTGGGGCTATATCAAATATCAGCTGCTGGATCAGAGGGGTGAATTGACGGATCTCGGTGTTCTTCCGGAAACAAGCGGACTCGTTAATGTCGGCTTTGGCGGATATACAGAGGGATCAGATGGCAAGATGAAGACCAGAGGCAATTACATGATGGCTGTTCCGCTGAAGTTCTTTGACAGCCCGAAATATCCGGGAAGGGGCATGAGCATTCTGGACCGGAAGATCTATGACTTCGATGCATTTGATGAGATCGTGTCTCAGTGGGCAGATGCAGTCAGAAGGGGCAGAGCACAGACATATATTCCTGACAGCATGGTGCCGAAAGATGGCAATGGAAGAAATATCATTCCGTCTGCTTTTGAAAATAACTGGATTGCTGTCGGCAGAGATATGTCAGAGAATGCTCAGAACAAGATTCAGACAGAACAGCCTGACATTCCGGCAGAAAACTATTTACAGACATACATCACATTTCTCGATCTCTGCCTACAGGGCCTGATCAGCCCAAGCACACTGGGTATTGATACAAAGAAAATTGACAATGCCGAAGCACAGCGTGAAAAAGAGAAAGCAACTCTATATACACGAAATGCAATCGTGGATGCATTGACTCCGGCAATCAGGAAACTTGTCCGGTATTCACTGATGGCTGTTGATTCTCACAATCAAAAAGAGAATCCGGCAGTGTTGGATATGGCTGTGGATATTAATTTCGGAGAATATGCAAATCCATCGTTTGAAGCTGTTGTTGAAACGGTCGGGAAAGCGAAGACACAGGGCATCATGTCTACAGAAACATGTGTTGATGAAATGTATGGAGATTCGAAGGACGATGACTGGAAAAGAAAAGAAGTGGCTCGCATTAAGGCGGAGCAAGGTATTCAGAGCATGGAGGAACCGGATCTTCAGAGCGATCTGATTCTCAATTGATAGAGCAAAGGGAGGTTAAACATGAGTGATCAGGATTATGACATTCAGGAAGCCTTCCGAAGAATAGAACTTGAGTTGATAGCATCCATGAAAAGAAACCTTTCCAAACACCAGGAGTGGGAAACGAAGGAAGGGATCAACTGGAACATGTGGCAGGCTGAACAGCTGAAAGATATGCGCCGGTTTCAGCAGCAGAATGAGAAGATATTCGGGAAAAGATTTGCACAGATCAATAACCGAGTTCAGAATCTGCTGAAAGAGACTGCAGGGCTTCAGGATTTTGAGCAGGAGAGGCAGTCTCTGGAAGAAATGATCAACAACCCGTCATTATCAAGAAGCTCCTCAGAAGCAATTTCTAGGGGCTTTTTTGGAATCAATGATCGGAGAATGATGGCATTGATCAAATCAACCGGCAATGATCTAAAAAAAGCTGAGCACGCAATGCTCAGGATGACGAACGATCAGTACCGGAAAGTGATTTTCAACGCTC